ATCAGCCATCTTTACTGATGAAGTTCCTGTATTTACAATAGTTGTTTCTTCTGTAATTATACCTGCTCCATCATCATTTATTGTTCCAGTCAACCAACTATCAGGACCAACAACATCTGTCCACGCTTCAAAGTCTCCGTTAACTGCTTGGTCAGTACCTTCAATTAGTACTTCATAATCGTCAATTACCATTGTGTCACCACTATTTGCAGAACTACCAAAAATATATACAAACCCATCTGTATAACCTTCTGGCACTGTTACCTGTGTTCCTGTTAATTGTGTATAAGAATCTGTTGCTGTTAATGTTTCAAAATTGTCAGCTGTTGGCATTTCTGTAGTCACTGTCCAAGTACCAGCACTTGCTCCAGTAAAGTTATAGTTATAAGAATCTTCTCCATTTTCACATCCATAAAGCACACCAACATTTGGACTTCCAGTTAATCTTTTAGCATAAATCCTTGCTTGTAATGTTTCTAAACTTCCTGCTACAGCTGTTGTGTAATTACCCATCAAAGGTGAAATATAAAACCCCGCAGAGTATAATGCACTGATAGTTAATTTTGCTGCGTAAGTTCCTGCGTGTTTGTCTGTTGAACGCTCTACTGAACCACCCAAACTCATAAGCTCATAATCGTCTGGTGTTCTTCCAGATAAACTCCAATCATTAAAATCTTTGTTTAATAATTGTTGTACTGGACCTGTATATGTAGCAGAAAGACCATCGCTTATGTCTATTCTTTCTCCATTTTTTGGAACAATCACATTTTCGTTTATAACCCATTGTTTTATATAACCCCTATTGGAAAAACCACCACCAAGCATTTCTTCTTGTGGTTCGCTATCTTCTAAGATTTTTTCTAATTTTTTATTCATATCTTATTTTTTACCCTCAGCTTTTGGCTTTGGTTGATTACGCTTGTTTATCTCTTGTTGTACTAAGCTTATATTTTGTCCACGAGCTTGCATTTCTTGTTGTGCTTTATTAAAGTTTTGTAGTTCGTTTGAAAGGACTGAAGCCAATTCAAGGTCTGACATTTTGTTTAGTTCCATAGGATTATTTTTTACTTGGTTTGTTATCAATTTTTATTTTCAAAGCGTCTTCAATTTCTGTCATTTGGTCTATACTATTATTTTCAAACTGCAAAGTCTTTGAATATAAACTATTATATCTTGCCACAATTTCTTCTTGTGTACCTATTCTTTTCAAGGAATAAATCACTCCGTCTTTTTCTATATACTGTTCTTTTTTAATTGGCACTTGGAGTGTATTGAATGGTTGTGTCTTCATATATTTATATTAATTATTAAGCACCTGCTACTGTTTTTTCTGCTCCTCCATAGTAAATATGTAATCCATCACTCTCCATCCACATATCACCATTTTCCATACTCGCTGGAGCACCTGTTAGATAAGGTAATTTTACAACACCATTCCCTCTAATTCTCATTCCAGTATCTCCACCTTGTTCTGCGTATGTTTTGAAATAACTCTCTACTGGCAAGGTTGGAATAGTACCACCTACTGTTCTTTGTATTGCTACATAATAGGCGTTTGTAATAGCGTTTCCATCTAAATCCTCATCATCCTTTGTCCAATCTGCTGGAGCTTCCCAATTAATAAGTCCACTATTTTGAAAGCCTTGTGTTGCGTCATCTACTGTTAAAGCTGTCCAATTACCACCTGCTTTTGAATAATAGAATGTAGGTATAATGTTTTTACTAGCTTCTGTTGTAATAATAGCAGAGATAACCTCAAACATATCGTCAGAACCTATCAATATATAATCATTATCACTTTCAAATAAAGTTTCATTTACAGCAGAATTAACAAAAGCGTCATTACCTGCACCACCTGAATTTACTCTATCTGTTGAAGTTCCACTTGTATTTTCATATCCATAGTCGGGGTCATCTGCTGTCGCTCCAGATACAACCAAAGCATCATCAAATCCTACTCCAACGTGTATAGCATCTTTTTCACAAGAAGCACATACACCAGTAGTTTCAAGGTCTATAAGGTTATAATGTCCACCAGTTGCTAATCTATCATTCATACTGATTTGTAATACTTGACTACTATCAGTTCCTGAAATAGCACCTGTCTTATAATCTATTTGTAAACCGTCTACATTACCGTTTCCATTAGCGTCAATCTCCCATCTCATATGGTCAATATTAGCTTCGTTTGCTAGGAATTGTGTCTTAAACCAACTATCTGTATTATCACTACTTGTCCAACCAGTCGCTAAATCAGAAGTGTATAATAAATCTCCACCAGTTCCAGAGTTCAAAAGAATATTATTATCATCTCCAACTGCAATAGTTGGTAATAAAACAGTCTTATAACTTTCATTTGTTAAATCGCCATCCCAACCAGCTCCCCAAACTGTAACTGTATCAGCATCAATGTATCCAGTAATAACTGCTTTAGCACCAATATAAGTTCCGCTTTGTATAATTAAATATTTACCAACATCAGTAGAGGCAAACTGTGAGTTTGTGGTGTCTATAAATACACTTTCACCTTTAGCATTTCCTGTTAAGTCGTATGAACCTGTTGCTGAACCTGATTTTAGTGTTGTGGTAGCTCCATTTGCAAAACAATCTATTGATGTTCCCCATTCTATAGCACTTGTTCTAATACCAATATCAGTTTGTAATCTTCCGTTCGCTGTTATCCAAGTTAATGAAGTATCAGCTGAATCAGTTATGTCTAATAATTTTGCTGTTTGTCCACTTGCTCCTTTTAAAGTTAGTGGAGAAGTACCTACTGCATTTGTTTCTATAATCATTCCACTATCAAATTCAAGTGTTGCATTTCCATTATTCCAAGTAAAAGTACCCTCTGCTAATGAACTTCTAAATACAAATTTATAATCTTTGTCTCCGTAAACATCAGTCCCAATAACTACATTGGCTACAGCTCCACTTGCTACATCTACTCCTGGAATATATCTTAATTCACCAGGAGTTCCATCAGAACAAGAGCCACCAACAAGGTTTACATCTGGTGCATTTACTCCTGCCGTTGATTGATATTCACATCCATAAGAAAATCTGAATGTTCCATCTCCATTGTCAAAAGGCGTAACACCTATAAAGTCCCCTTTACCAATAGCAAATACATCATCACCATCGGCGTTCATATAGAAATATGCAGAATCATACCAACTACTTATTGGCTCTGCTCTCAATGTCATATACTTATTATCTGCTACACCTGTCCCTGTATTCCAAAAACTACTAATAAACCTAAATGTATTTGATGGTTGTGTTGGCAATAAAGCAGTCGCTTCTTTTTCTTTCTTAATAATTACTATTCCATGCTCTCCTGTTCCACTAGGTAACCCAGCATCTAAATATATATCTCCTCCTTTGAGGTTTCCAAAAGAAGGAGCGTCACCAGCGTTATATGTTACATCACAACCAGCTCCAACAGCTGACGCTTGAGCACCAAACCTATAAGAATCTCCTGCCAAATCAGGTATATATTCCATTCCATCAGTTGAAAGTGTAAACCTTATACTACCACCGACTTGAAAAGCAAAGCCTGGTTGTCCACTTGTAAAGAACGAACTAGAAAGCCCGAACATATACGCTGTTTCAGGTGTTCCAAACCCATCGTCTACATTAAATCCAATAGGCATTGAAGTCAGTCCTCCCAAACTAGGGTCTTGACCCATATCCAATATGTTGTTGATATAACTATGCCCATCAACATCTATTCCATCACCAGCTGTTTTAGGACTTAAAAGCGTTCCTGTCCTAGTCCATAAAGAGGAATTAACTAAATCAAGTTTACTTGTAAATGCATTGAATTTGTAACCCATATTAAGTTTTTGTAACTGTTGAAATAAATTCTTTAGTTGCATCAGTATAAACTACTGTTACTGTTGCCACTGTTGAGCCACTAGAACCACCACTCTTGAAAGTATAAGTTTCTGTAGTAGTATCAGGATAAGTTGCTCCAATAAAATCAAAAGGTTCTGTAACTAAACCAGCAATGGCATTTTGCTTTTCCTCAGTAGCAGGGTTTATTCTAGCTTCACTCTCATCTAGTACCCCTATTTGTGAAAATTCACTGTCCATATTATAACAAGTCTTTTAATTTGTTATTTACCTTGTCTACTTTGTGCTTTTGAGACATTTTGTATATATCATTCAAAGCACTTTGTTTAATTCTCTCTATATCTTTTACTTTCTTGTCTACATCTACCTCTTTCAAGTCTAATTTAGCTATTTTGCTATCAAGTTTCTTGTCCTCTTTCTTATTTTTCTTTACTAATTCACCTAAAACAATCCTTAAACATTTTATATCTTCACTAATTTGTTCACTATCAGACAATATCCCATTCTTTACTTCTTTTGCACCAGACACAATACTTTCGTACATTGTTTTAGCGTTATCTACAATAACCTTAGCTCCTTCTCTGGCTTCTTCAATCAATTTATTGTTATCATTTACTATAACACTACAATCTTTACTAGCTTTTTGCTTTCTAACACTAATGTCTGCAAGTTCTTTCTTTAACTCCTTATTAGAATTGTCTAGTGTAGCTTTATTCTTGTCTAATTTACTTTTTACTTCTTTTACTTCCTTATCTAGACTCTTTATTTCAATATTTAGACTATTAACAGATAACTTTGACTCTTTATCCTGTAATAGTAGGGTGTTAAAACTAGATTTCAGCTTGTCATACTTGATAGTGAGTAAATCAACCTTTTCTTTTACCTGTATGTAATCCTTTTTAATCTTTATTCCATTAAAACTCTTTATACTTGTCTCTAGTTTATCAAGTTCGGTCTTTTTTTCTCCTACAACTGACTCAATTACTTCTATTTTTCTATCTAAATCTTGTACTTTAGACTTTTTATCAGCTATTTGTTTATCTAGGTTCATTAAATCTACATCTTTACCAAGTTTAGCAAATGTTTTCTTATCAGAAGCACCTAGTTGTACACTTTTTTTGGTAAGAATTTTCATAGATTTAGCTAAACATTACTATTCTAACTGCAGTATCAGCGGTAGTAGTAATGAATAAATTAGTAACTGCAAGTCCTTCAATATTTATTTCTTCTCCACTTAATAGAGCTATTGCATTATTAGTAGATAGATTAAGATTAACTTCACTAGCTATATCGGTATAAATCATAATTGATTTTGCAGAAGTTACAGTAGCAAACATTGATTCAGCTGTCTTTACATTGTAATCAGTTTCAGCACCTGTAATAGTAAAGGTTTTTGATTCGTATAGTGTGTAATTACTACTGTCTGTACCAACTACATTAACATCTAAAGCATTTTTACTGTTCTTAGTTGTACCAGAGATACCTCTTGACTTTGTAGCCCCTGATAGTCCGTACGAAGGATATAAATTCATATTATTCTATTAACGCCTTTCGGCAAGTTTCCTCAGGCTTAACACCCATTTATTAAGTTATATAGGGAGGAGACTTTTTGTTAATCTCCTCGCCTATAAGCAAACAAACATTAGTTTGGCATATTTGTTAGATAAGCATAGTATTGAGTAGCACTTGCTCTCACAATACTTAACAACCCAGCTTTACCACTGGCTGCGATAGTAGTTGAACTTGTATAGCCCAAGCCACCACCAGCACCAGCGGCTAATATTGTACTTGTAGTTGAACCACCGTTAATGAACACTAAATCACGAACATCCCCGTTAGTGGCTAAACAATCAGCAAATAAAGTTGTAGTAGCTGGAAGAGTAACTGTAACTTCTGCGTCAGCAGCAGTAAATACAATAGCTGTACTATCACATATATCAGCTGCAGTTAAAGTATAAGTTGCTGAAGTAGTAGATATAGCGTTTATATTGCCTATCATTACTCCGTCAACTCCACCAGTTACATCGCCAGTTACATCGCCAGCGAAGCCATCGCTATCAATAACAACTGTATCAGCAAGGTAATAAGCACCACCAGACTTTACATTTAAATTAGTAAAATCAGATACACCACCAAGCACTTCTACTGTTTGTCCATCAGATACTTTGACTACTGTAGGAGGTTGTATAGCTAGAACACCAACTAACCCTACTAATACAACAATTACCAATGGCAATATATATTCTTTTAGTTTTTCCATAAGTTTATGGTTAAGTTTGGGCTTAGGGGTAGGTTATATCTACCCCTAACTTACGACCGTCGTACCCATTATTTGGCTAAGATTAGCCTAATTCTATGCTTCTAATCCTGTACTAGCTAGCATATATTCCCAATTACTATAACCAAATCCAGCGTCTGCATCTACAGAAATCTTCATTGATTTAGTATCAAAATCTTTTTCAGCTTCAATCTTTGGAGAAATACATTCTACATAACGAATACCTACTGCATTTTCAGCAGCACCAGGGGAAGCCATTACATACCAAGCTGTATCAGAGCCACTATTAGCAGCACCAAGATAGTTGGTAGAAATAATATCAACAGTACCACCAGTGTAGTAGTTCATATCATTGTTAGAAGTATCACTTCTCTTTGTTGATAAAGTGATTTCTTTAGCCAACTTTTCAAGTCGTTTAGGGACAACCAATACAATGCCACCATCGTAGTTGATTTGGTCGCCACGACCATTTTTTGTTTCACCTAATTGAGCAATAGCTTCAAACAATGAAGTTTCATTCATTGTTGGATTAACACCACTATAAACTCCTGAACCTGTACCACTAATAATATTAGACCGTACAGCAACACCAGGGACTAGAGAAGGGTGAGAAGCACTAAACATAGCTACACCGTCTCCAAGTCTATTAATAGGTCTATTTGCAGAACTATCAGTAGTTCCAAAACCATCATTTAAGATAGCCCAAAAGTTCTGGGTCAAGTTTCTATTTACTGAATAACGCAAACTTCTTACCTTATCAATTTGGTCACTAAACTCATTAGTTTGAGCGAACATCATCTTCTGAGTAATAGTAGTAGCTTTACCACGTTGAGAAGTAGTATATTCAGTACGGTATGCAGGATACATCTCATCGTATTTGATTCTACCACCTTCAGCAAAAACTTCTGCTTCACCCAAGCCTACAACACCTTCTGTATTGTATTGTCCACAAGCCATAACCTTTTTATAGATTGCTAGACCTTCCCAACTAGGGGCTAGGTCTTTTGTTTCTTCTATGATTTCGTTTACACGAGCGTTAACTCCATCAACGAACTCATACCATTTACTTGTCTTCATATTTTTATATTAAATTCGTTAATTAAAGTTGTACTTGACTTTCTTGAATACGAACCAAAATGCTATTATCAGCAGCACCTGCAGTATCGTCATCACCCAAACATACATATTGGGCAGAAGTACCTGCGGCTTGAATTGTACTTTCGTCAAGTTGGTCTGAAGCAGCGACTAAATCAAAGTTAACGAAGTCATCGTCTGAACCACCAGTCGTACCACGAGCGGCGTCAAGAGTTACTGAATAAACACTATCCTTTGATACATCAATTACGGCTACAACTGTGTTTGAAACAGGAGTAGTGTAATCACCTTCAAAACGACTACCAGCACCATCATCAGTGACAGGAGCACCACTTGCAGTCTTAAACCCTACAATGTGTCCACCTAGAGCACCACCAGCACCCGATAGAACCAACACATTATCAGTGTTCATTTTTACTGAATCACCAGTAGAAAATGCTGTACTATCTGCTAGGGGTTTTTCAATCAAGACTCTGTCACCATTTGGAAATACAGAACCTTTATAAATAAATCCTTTCATAGATTTTCTTTATTAATTAATTATCTTTGTTCTTCATCCACCTCTTTATATCACCATTAAAGAATTTATCAGCCATCTTTTTATCTTGAGCTGTTACTTTCATAGCTTTTTTAGGTGGAATACCTGTAGTGCTTTTAGCACCAGCAGTTTTAGCAGACTTAATCTTCTTTGAAATCATCTTATTTTTAATATCAGTCTTACCTTTGTTAGCTATAGCTTTGGCAAAACTTACATTTTCAATAATCTCTTTCTTAGAGAAACCTTTAACATTTAGAGAGTTATCAAAGTGGAATCTGATTAGTTTAGCTTCGTTATCATTAGAAGTTATAGCTTCTATAGCGTCATCTATTACGTCTTCCCTTAGAGAAGCCATATTAGATTTTAACTTAGCGTCTAACTTAGCGTCAATATCATCTTCTTCTTCCTCTTCAATTTCGTCTCCAAACTCGTCTGTTTTCTTCTGCTTTTTTAGTTTGATTATCTTTTTATCTTGCTTAGCAATCCTTTCGTTTTGTTTAGCAAGTCTGCCTTGTGCTTCTTCAAGCTCGGCTTGATAATCTAACTCTTCTTCGCCACCTTCGTCATCGGAATCATCCTCATCGGATTCATCGTCAAACTCGTCTTCTGATGAGTCTAGCCCATCCAGGTCTTCGTCCTGCTCGGTTTCGTCGTTTGTTTCAAGATTCTCATCTTCAGTAGTTTCATCTACTTTAATATCTTCTTCAGACATAACACATTTATTTACGGGTCATTGGCAGACCACTTAATTAACACATTTTACATCATTGGCAGATGTCAAATATGTTTCCAAGCTCTATAAGAAATAATATCTCTTATTTGCCCTTCACATATATTGAATAAACTAGATAGTCTTTTTGGTTTATAACCAGTTAAACTTTTTTCTCTTATGTCAATCACTTCTTTTTCAGTAAGTTTCGCTCTAAAATTTTCTTCTCCTGGATGTGATTTATATTTATGTCTTTCTTTTTTAATACAATCTTGATTATTTTCTTTTACTGTCCCTAACCACAAATGGTCTGGATTAACACATTTTGGATTATCACAAGTATGGCACACACATAATCCTTTAGGTATTTTACCTTTATAAATCTTATAAGAAAATCTATGTGCTCTTTCAAATCTATAATTTCCTATGTAATATTCACCATAACCTCTAGTGTTCGGTTTGTTCCATTCCCAACATTTTGTTTTATTATTTATTGTATACTTTGTCTTGAAATGAATATCAAAATCTTTTATCATACTTAGTAATGTTAAATATGGGGTGATAGGGACGACATTACCGTCCCTATTTACCCAATGTCGGTTCCTTTATCTAAAAACAGCGACATTAATAGATTACGAAACCAGCTGGGCTTCCATAATCTGTTGTCGCTGTTTTGTTAATATTTTCTACCATTTCTTCTTTTCACTCTCTTTTGGTCGTTTATAACCTGCGTATTCTTTCATCTTCTGTCTTTGTAAACTAGCATAGAATATCAAGGCTTTACCGAATAACATATCAGTACTTGTATTAGCCTCTCTGCTCATCTTACTAATTGCTATCTGCTCTAAAAGGTTGATATATTCAGTGTAAAATTTACTATCTAACATCATCTGAGCGTCTACTGCGTATTTCTCTCTAGTTTCAGGGTCTTTGTCTTGAAATACCTCTTGTACCATTGGAGCTTTTAGTATATGACTTAGTCCCCAATTAACGAATGCGTGTTTTAGTTTATTCATATCGCTGTATTAATAATTATTTCTTTTTAGTAGTCTTTTTAGCTTTCTTTGGTGTTTCTACCTCTTTAGTCTCTACATCGCTCTTAGGGGTTGTTTTAGGCTCTACAGGAGCTTCTGTAACCTCTTCCTTTACCTTTTCTGTTACTTCTAACAAACCTTGAGGGAGTTTATTCTCTAAATCCCAGACTAATTGCTCTTCTGTAGTTCCGTGTGTTTTAAAACTGTACTGTGTGCTTAGTTGCTGTTGTTTAGCCACTGGTAAACTATTCCATATATCTAATATTGTGTTCATATTATATACGATTATTCTCCGTAGGGGAGTTTAAATTAACTTGTGTTTTAGTTTTAGGGGTTGGTTTCTTCTCTGCTTCCTTCTCCATCATATCTTTAGCCATCTGTTCTATAGGTTGCTCTCCACTAGGAAGGTACTTATATTCCTCGCCTGGTACTAATTGACCAAGTAATAAGTCTTTAGTAACACTTTCCATTATCTGTGGATTTTGTTGTGTTAATGGATTAGCCATCATTCTATCGTACAAACTAATTGATTTGCTTATCTTAGAAGCTCTATCAACGAATGTAGGTTCTACTTTAACTAAGAATTTAAGTCTTTCCATTACTTCAGGGTTCATCTTGTAGATAGACATTTCTTTACCGCTCTCTTCATCTAATAATTCAAAGCTTCTTTTTTCTTCATCTTTATCATTTACTGGCATATCATCAGTAAATTCTATCTTTCTATCCATCTTTTTACCTTCTACATCTCTATTCGGGATTATGATAGGCATCATTTTAATAACACTATCTTCATCTGTTACCTGTTCAATATCAGTGATAGGCATATGTTGGACTACTAAGCCAAGTGTTAATTCACCGATTTGTTTAACCATTCTGGCTAACATCTCTCCACTAAGACCTAATATAGTTTGAGCATTTGCTTCTATTCTTTGAATCTCATATTTAGTCTGTTGTCCTTTCTCTGCTTGTCCTGACTGTTGAGGAGATGACGATGTTTGGTTCTGTGCCTCTTCAAGCATTTGTATAACACTTATAGCACCATTTATGTTACTTCCATTGTTGATTGGGACTATACCAGCTTCTTTGCTTTGAGTGTTGGTGTTCATACCAGGTATAACCACTGAACTATCCATTTCTTCAAAGCCATAACTAAATGTGGCAGGTGTAGCTTGTAAACGAGCCATATCCTTAGTTGCATTCCAAAGGTCATTCAAATCAATCTGAGTACTTGCTAATTTAGATACTAAGCTCTTCTTGTAGATAAATCTGTTATGTATCATTTCATAACCAGTCTCTGCAAAGGGATATTTCTTATCAGCTCTCTGCATTGGTCTATCAGTATCACCGTGAATCAGAATACCATTGATGTAAACAAGCTCTAAATCAGCCCATTTATTATAATATATATCCTCATAAACATTCTGGTCGTTCAATTCACTCATCTCTTGAGAGTAAAATGTATCAGTTTCTTTATCTAAGAAGGTTATAACACCAGGTTTAACATATTTCCAGTTTTCTAGGTGTCCATATTTAATCTCTGCTTCGCTATAATTGATTTCTTTTCTTGTAATGATGAAAGGTTGCTTCTGTAGTTCTGTTTCGTGTGGATTACCAAAGTATATTTCATCGTAAGGTATCATTTCTAATTGAAAACCACCAAAGTCTTCATCATCAATCTCTTTCCATTCCCACATTTGACCCTCTTTTTCTTCATCTAGTTGCTTCTTAATCATTCGTTTAGCGTCTACAAACTCCATTTTAACCACTACAATAGGCTCTGATATGAAAGCATAAAGCATTTGCATCATCTTTTGACTATAGTTTGCTTGTTCTAAAGCCCATTCTACTATATCGCCAAAGGCTATTGAAATCTCTTTATCAATCTCACTCTGTTCGTTCTGGGCTATGATAGTCGGGTATAGATAGGCTTGAATAAGATGAGCCATTATAGATATACAACGATTACGCACCATTGGATTGACTGTATTAGCTTTCCAGTATTCATTAGGGTCTCCACTACCCATTGGAGTATTACCATTAAACATCTCTTGGTCTTTACCTCCTCTATCGTAAAGAGTAGAGTCGTTAAACTCTGACCAGTTTTCATCTATATAGTTTTGAGCATTAGTATAGTCTCTGGTAACATCTTTCTGTCTATCAAGCTCTACTATGCTTTTAAGTTGGTATTCAGACTGTTCATTTTGAATCTCATCTTTACCATTAACTTTCTTTATTGTCGGTTGGGTTATTAGTCCCATATATTAACACTTATTTATTTAAGTGTCGCTGTATTACCATTTATTACTTTTAAACTCTGGTTTGATTTGTTGTGGTTTCTTTTTTTCATCGTCAAAGGTGAGCATTAGAGCATCTCCTCTGTCTGGACTTCTTAAACCATCTCTTCTCATTTCATCTTTACTCTTAATTTGCAGTTTACCTCTTAAATTTCTCTTATATTTGATTGTTAATAATTGATTCCACTTCTCCTCTGTTCCTACTAGTTCACCTCCATTTGTTATCCATTTCTTTAGCTTCCAATACTTCTCTGCTCTTTTATTTATAAAAGTTTCTTTATCATTGGCTAGTTCACCTACATTAATACCATTTACTTTTTCTCCTGCTAAGGCTATTTCAACCGCCACATTAGCACCAACTCCAAAGTTATCTATAAATACATTATCACCTTTAATTTTGTAATACTCCATCAATGTTATTGTCTTGCTTGCTATTGTCTTGTTATTGCTTATTTTCTCTTTAGCTACTATCTGGGCTTTAAAATTATCTCTTACTACCCAAATTGTTTCATCTTTACCTTGTCCCGCTGGGTCAACACCCATCTTAGGATTAGCAAACACATCTTCCCCACAATATTTCAAATCTTTAGCCAACAACAATGGAACAAAACCCTTATCATCTATTGCGTCTTCTTTAGGGAACATTCCTTTAACACGGATTCTATATTCATCACTGTCTTTGCCGTGTTTCTCTATTATTCTATCAACAAATTCATCATCTACTATTGGGCTTTCTTCACTGTTAAATTGAAAAGTATCCCAGTTATGTTTATCTCTGTGATGACTCTCGTAAAAGTATCCATCTAATCTTGTAGGATTACTAATCATTATCACAATAACATTCTCACCAGTCAACGCTCCTTCAGCTACATTAAATATCTCTGTTGGCACACCACTGGCTTCATCTATTGCGAACAGTACATAATCTCCGTGAACACCAGCTAAGGCTTCAGGTGCTTCTTTCCTTGCTGTCTTAGCACGAGCAAACCAAGTATTAGGCTTTTCTGTTATTCTTAAATATCCTCTAGTCCAACTAAATACTTTCTGTATTTCTTTTGGCATTCTGTTAATCCACAAACTAATCTCTTTCCATAGTACATCGTGCATCTGTTCTGTTGTAGGAGCAGTACAAGGTACTTGAGCGTCTTTGTGAGTAAATAAATACCATATAACTATCCAACTAAGTACTGCCGATTTTCCAATGCCGTGACCAGATGATACTGTTATTCTTTTCTTTCCACCATTGATTGCTCTTTCAACACTTTCAAGTATCTCTGTTTGTTGCCAAGTAATATGTTTTCCTTTAACGAACCTGTCTTCCTTTGTCGTGGGTTCTAGCTTCCACATTGTCTTAATAAAGAATAAAGGACTTTTAACCATTCGTTGCATTATCTCTTTTTGTTTTGCTAAGTCTGTCATACATAAGTCTATTCATCTAATAGCTTTATAAGGTTAATTTCTCCTGAAACATCTAAATCTAATTTCTTTGCTAGTTTTATAACATAGTCTAAATACATTTCAATACTCTTCTCTTTTCCTTTCTTGCTATTTGCTATTAAAGTTTCTAAAACATCAGGTAGTTCATTCTTTGCTTTGTTGAGCGAAATTTCAATGATTTTCTTTTGGTTCTCTGGTTTTGATAATTGATAATAATAAGCCTGTGGTGATTTGCCTTTTAGCTTGCACCATTCTTCTGTTGTTTCTTCTCTTGCTGCCTGCGGAATTGCTTGCCGTTGAACCATTTCATCAATCCAATTTTTAACTTTATCTCCCATACTATTTTAATATATCTACTATCTTAGTTTTGTCTATTGCTCCTTGCATCCTCTGGGAAAGCATTTGATGAATTGTTTTAAATTCCCAGACTTCTGTAAATCCTTCTTCTACTATGAAGTCAATAACCTTTTCAGTCATTTTAACAAGTTGCTGTGCTTTTTCTTGTTGTTCCTTTTGTTCTTTCTCTTGTCTTTTTTTGTCTTGTTTTACTATACTCATAGTGTTTTTTTAGATATTTTATAAAGTCTTTTATTTCTTCTTTGGTTATATGTTTGCAAGGTTTAAATATATTATCTGTATATATTATTTGGAGGCATCTGTTGCATCTGATTTTTGGCATATTATACATTTTCCTTTGTATATTCTTTTGTAGTAATATTCTTGATTACAGATTTTACAGAATCCAGTAACCTCTTTGGTTGGTTTAGTTTGTGGTTTTTGTTCTTTTCTTTCCACTCTTTGAGGAAAGGGTCGTTTTCGTCTATCATATCTTTTAATAAAGGCATAGAAGTTTTCTATAAGTTGCATATAACATAATTCCTGTTATTGCTATAATAACAAACCAAGTAATCAATGGTTCTCTGTTAATTGGTGGTGGGTACATATGATTTAACTTAAAAGTTAATTCCTGCTTCATCGCTTCACTATTGTGATAGCTCCACAGGCTCTACGGAATTCAACATCCCTGTTTTTGATACATATTATTTACTTTAGGCAAGCATTTTCTTGCCTTCGCCTTTTTCAAGTAGTTGCGTGCAACACCTACTATGAATAAAACCTAAAATATCTCTCTAAAATAAATTATATGCTGATAGCCCTGTTAGGGGTTATCGTTACCTTTTCTACACGTGGTAGATAGGCTAGTTCTGAGGGCAGGATTCGAACCTACAATCTTTTGGCTTGAAATTTAATAGTATTTTTTATTTATTTAATTGTTTTATTATTGAGGAGTGGCTAACCCCAAATTCTTTTGATATACACCTTATACTTTTCCCTTTAGAACGTTTATATTTTATTAGTTTAATATCTCTTTTCGATAACTTAGAACTGCCATTTTTACTGCCAACTGCTAAGAGATTATTGTCTTTAGCGTGTTGATAATTATCTTCTCTAGTAATCCATTCAAGATTTTCCACAGTATTATTTAATTTATTACCATTTTTATGATTTACAGTAAGATTACTTTTACCGAGAAAGGCTTTAGATACTAATCTATGTACTGTAAAACTCTTACATTTCCCATCAACACAGAGATTAAGATAATAATAACCTCTCTCATTCATCCTTTGTTTTAAAACTCTACTTTCTATATATTTAAAACTTCTAACTCTTCCTAATGATGATACTTGATACATTGCTTTGTATCCGTCTATGTTTCTCCATAGTTCATTCATATAATTTTAGTTATATTTCTACTATTAAATTTTCAAAGTTCAAACGAGTTGCCAATTCTCTACCTCAGTATTATAAATACTTATCTTCTTTTTTGTTTCTAATTTCTTTTTCTGCTTCTCTGAATTTACGAATAAGGTTATCTACTACTGTGTGATAGTTTCCTTTAACAGTCCAATCCCCTCTTAATACAAATCCGTGCTTATGAATCTTATTAGCTATACTTGCTAAAGCGTGGTGTTTATGAATTGATAGATATTTTGCATACATAAAATTAGCTCCTTAGCTCGACTATTTTTTCTCTAAACTTTTCAATTAACCTATTTACAGCTCGTCTATCTATTCCGTAATGTTCAGCCAAATCTTGCTGTAAAATATCTGAATCAGAGTAATATTTTTCTATGATTTCCCAAACTTGTTTCTTGCTTAGTCTTTTATGGTCATAAACCGCACGTCCTTTTTTAACCATATCTAGCATATTCTCTCTGCGTGTGCCAAGCCACAAATGTTCTGGATTTACACAACTTGGATTGTCGCAACTATGGCAAACACACATTTTATCTGGTATTTCGCCTTTGAAAACCTCGTAAGACAATCTGTGTACATATTTGTTTTTAATTTTGCCATTTTCTTTTGTGTAAATTCTACCGTAACCGTAGTCTTTGTTGGCTTGTCCTTTCCAGTATTTTTTGCCTGTCCATTCCCAACAACCATTTTCCTTTTTTACTAGATTATCCAAAATCTTCTTCTTTATTTTTTCGTAGTTCATATTCAGTTAGTTTAAATAATAAGTATGGGCTAGGTGATAGAACTAACCCATCACCCACTTACGAGAGCTACTACCCATTTTAATTGTAAAAAAACAACGTAAACAAAACAATGCTTACGCTCTAATATTTTCACTTGTTGTTTCATCATTCATACCAAGCAAT